ATCTTCCATCCACGAAGGAGAACCCATGAGCAAGAAAAAGCAGCGTCGAGCGGCAAGCTTTGTGAAAACTACGGCCCCCCAGCCGGAGAAAATTTCACTGATTGCCATTACGCCGATCATCGACGGTAAGGTGGACCACGGCTATACGCATTCGCTGTTGAGCATCCAACGGGCGTGTCTCCAAGTAGGGATTGATTTTCATTGGAGTTTTGTTGTTGGCAGCTCAATGCTCCCGGTAGCGCGAAACCGATGCGTTGCCAAGTTCATGCAAGAGTCCACAGCAACACACATCCTCATGCTTGACGCCGACATCACGGTTGACTGGGAAGACGTGATGTATGCCATTGCGGCAGGAAAAGAAATTGTTGCATTGCCGTGCATCAAGCGGCAAATTCGTTGGGACCGGGCAGTAGATCTTGTGAGAAAGCGCCCTGAGGTTCCAGCGGAGGCCATTGAGGCCGTGCTTGGTAGGCCAAACTTTGTCTTAGACAATTCGGCACCGGCGCCCAACGAGCAAGAAGCAGCTCTTGGCTTAATGCGTGCCACACATGCCGGAACGGGGTGTATGATTGTCCAGAGAAGCGCCTTCGAACGCTTCCAGAAGGCCTATCCGGACCGATGGTATATTGAGCTAATGGATGAAAAGCAGATAAGAACTGTTGAGTATTTTCGCTACGGTCGGAGGGAAAATTATTTTATCGGAGAGGATTACAACTTCTGCGATGAGTTCCGAGCAATCGGTGGAGAAGTGTGGGTCAAGGTTGATGGCCATACTCGGCACAGCGCCTCACTTGCGCTGAAGTACGATCTAGCTGCGCTACACGCGCTTGAAGGAGAAAAGTAACATGGACTTTGCGGCATTGCTTCTTGGATTTGTTGTTGGGTTTTTGATCAGCGCGCTTTTGCTTGCCGGGGGAATGGCAATGAAAGTCGCGGAGGGCGAGCGCAGGGCGTGGGGGGAAGCTATTGGCGTCTTTATCAACCTGCAGCGCGAGCATACAAAGTGGCACGAAGAGGAGAACAAGCGAAAGATGCCTGAACCTATTGGCGCAAAGCGCAAGGCCAACTAATGCCAGAGCCAAGGATTCAATCAGCGCCGACAAAGAGGTTCCCAAAGCTTTGGGTCTCGACGCCAACGCTAGATGGCCGAGTCTCGTCGGAGTACATGCACTCATACGACAATCTAAAGTCTGCGCTTTTCCAGCAAAAGATCAACTGCAAGGTTGACTTCCTTACCGGCAACTCGATTCTTCCCTCGGCAAGAAACTATCTTGTGGATCGCTTCCTAGAGACAGATGCAGACTGGATCTTCATGGTTGACTCTGACATTAACTACGAGCCAGGCGATGTGTTGGCGTGCTTACCGCACCTTGAAAACACAATTGTTGGCTTTCCTTGCTGCAAAAAGTTTGCAAAATGGGACCGGATTGCCGAAACTGTTCGAAACAACCCAGACTTTGCCCCAAAAGACATTCCGGCAATTTTGTCTGACGCAAACTTCTCTATCCCAGAAAGCGGAATTATGCACACCGATGACTACGGGCTTGCGACTGTCGACTGGATTGGCACCGGTGCAATGCTTGCATCACGAGCTTCGCTTATGAAGATCATCGCAGCAAACCCTGAAGACAAGGTTGAATTTGACAAAAGGGCTATTCATCAATTTTTCCGCTACGAGCATCAGCAGATTGTCATTGATGGGGTGAAGTGCACGCAATACGCCGGTGAAGACGTATCATTTTGCAGGCTGGCAAAAAAGTCAGGGGTCGAGGTCAAGGCAAAGATTGACGCCAGGACCGGACACGCTGGATTTTTGGACTACCGGTTTGATGCTGCTGCCGTCAGTAAGCTTAAGTACGTTCCGCCTGCGAAAAGGGACTAAACCGGGACTCCTCAAGCGGGTAGGCGTACATCAACCAGTTAGAACGGATCTCCCTACCTGGAATTTCTGCCCCTTCTAGCTTTGGAACATAGGCCAAGACGTGTTCTCGATTGCTAAATTGGCGCAAGTCAACATGAGCAGTGTCCGGGGTTGAGGTTATGACGCAATCAAACTTTGGCAATATTTTTGCGGCAGACCAATCAAGCATCACCCTACTGGCAATATCCCCGAAATCCAACGCAACAACGTAGGGGTCAGGAAGGGTAACTGTTGTAAACGACTCTTCAGCCCTGATGCCAAGCTTGTGGAGGATAAAAGAGACGCGCTGCTTGCTGATGCCATGCATCCTTCCGATTTCGTTGGCCGTGTAGCCATCCAGGAACAGACGTGCGATTTCTTCATTGCGATCCTTTTTTCTAGACTTCACGACAGATCTCGCAAAGCATCACATAGGTTTCGTGGTCATAGCATGCAACGAATGTTTCATCGCATGCGTCACATACCCGCTCAGCAAGCGCAGCCCCGCATAAATCACCGCACTCTTCCTCAGTGTTCTCATCTTCGGGGAACGGGGCGAGCAGGTCGATCATTTCTTTTTACCTGCGTCTGCGGAAATTGTTGGGCCACACTTCTTGTGATACTGTCGAAATACTGAGCGCCTAGCTGCGCCTTCTGGGAACCAGATGTGCTTCCAGGTGCTTATCTCATTTGACATAATGTTATTGGAACATGTATAGCAAGCTATGCCAGTCAGGTGCGCCGGCTTTGGGGTTGCCTTAAGCGTAAGCTTTGTGTTCGTTTTGCCTGCCATAATGCCTCCTTTCTTCCAGGCGCCCAGGGGGCGCCACTCCCCGGATAAAGGGGCAGTAACACAAGATAGTGGCGACTTGGTTACAAGCGCAATCCTGTGAAAATCTACTCATGGTGTGTTATAGTCCTGCCATGAGCAAAACACCGCCACCAAGCCCTAAAGTTGCGGCAATTTGGTATCTATGGTCTTCGTCGTTTAACATTGCCTTGGCGTACTCTCCAAGGTGGACAAACGACACCGACCCATACGCGGTGCATTTTCCAGAAAACATTCAAGCGGAGGATTTTGTGAGACTCAATGAAGAAGAGGCCCAGTGGCTTATTACCATGAAATCGGCGGTGAAAAATGGCTAAGACACTCTTGATCGTGCCGACCAGGCACCGGCCAGCATCGTGCGACGCTTTGCTAAAGCAATTTCGTGAAACGTCTGAAGATTGCGACATCTTGTTCGGAATTGACGAGGACGACTTCTCCCCGTACTCGGACGAGGTGATGGCCCTTGCGTCTGTGAACCCGCGCCTGCGAATGTGCGGAACGCTGAACCTTCTTGCCGTCAAGCATGCCAACGACTATGAGTACCTTGCATTTATGGGCGACGATCACCGGCCCATGACCAAGGGCTGGGACACAGAGCTTGCAAAAGAAATTGGCGACCGGGACGGCGTGGCATACGGAAACGACCTTTTCCAGGGTCAGAATCTTCCTACCGCCGTAATGATGTCGGCATCAATCGTTCGGGCTATTGGGTACATGGCGCCGCCGGAGCTTATCCATATGTACATGGATAATTTTTGGAAGGCGCTTGGACAGGATCTTGGCCACCTCATTTACCGTAGCGACGTCATCATTGAGCACCTGCACCCACTGGCTGGGAAGTCACAGAATGATGCCGGGTATATCGAGGTCAATAGCCCAGAGATTTATACCAAGGACGTAGTTGCCTTTGACCGATATCTTCGAGATCGGTTTGCTCATGATCTCCAAAAAATCCTTAACAAGTGAAAAACGTTCTCTCCTTTGTTCTCTACGGAAACAACAGGCGATACATTGTCGGAGCGTTTATTAACGCAATCCTGGCAAAAAAGATTTACCCGGATTTTGTAATGCGCATCTATATCGCGCACGGAGTTCCCGCATGGGCCGTAGAAGAGTTAAAGAAGTTTTCCAATGTGGAAATTAAGATTGCACCAGCCGGAAACCAATGGTTTGCGAATGCCTGGAGATTTCTTGCGTTTTCCGACCGAGAAGTCGATGTTGTACTGATTAGGGATATTGATGCGCGCCTGACCGTCCGAGAGCGCCGAGCCTACGAAGAATGGCTTGATAGCGGCCTAGACTTCCATGTAATGAAAGATCACGAGATTGGTCACAAGAAATGGCCGATGAGCGCAGGGATGTGGGGCGGCTACGCAGATAAGCTTCGAAATCTTGCCACAATGATGGGCATGTTTATGCAGGAGGAAACCGACAGAGACCCATACCTATCCGACCAAAAGTTTTTGTCACGGAGGGTTTGGGTAAGGGTGGAGAAAAGCTGCATGATTCACGACAGCTTTTTTGGCACAAAGGTAACAGCGCCAAGCGTTACCAAGAAGTTCCCAGTTGAACTTGAGAATCCTGCAAATCACGTCGGCGCAGCGCTAGACGAGAACGATTATTTTGTCATCTGGGAAGATGAAAGCCTGTCCGTTAAGAATGGCGGAATTGGCAAGTTTGAATATGACCTTGAGCTACTGGAGGCTTACTAGTGAACATTTTAATTACTGGGCACCGAGGGTTTGTCGGTCGGCACTTTCAGAAGTTTTACGAAAGCCAGGGGCACACGATTCTTGGCGTTGACATCGTTGACTCAATGGACGTGCGTAAATTCTTCTCCCTGGCAAATCACACGAAGTTTGACCTGGTAATTCATTTAGCGGCCGTAGTCGGTGGCCGGGCAAAGATTGAAGGGAACCCCCTCTCTGTGGCCGTTGACCTCTCTATCGACGCGGAAATGTGGCAGTGGGCTATCCGCACCAGGCAACCAAGAGTCGTTTACTTCTCTTCTTCGGCAGCATATCCAATCGAGCTGCAGACCAAGCAGTCACACAAGAAGCTTACAGAGGCAGACATTAACCTTAGTAATATCCGCAACCCAGACCTTACCTACGGCTGGTCAAAGCTTACGGGAGAGTACCTTGCGCAATTTGCCGAGGCAGAGGGTGTGCGCACGCACGTGTTCCGCCCATTCTCCGGGTACGGAGAAGACCAGGCCCTAGACTATCCGTTCCCATCGTTCATCGAGCGGGGACGTAATCGAGAAAACCCATTTGTTATTTGGGGCGACGGAACCCAGACCAGGGACTTTGTGCACATTAGCGATGTCGTTGGCTGCGTTGACGCGGCAGTGAAGCAAGACTACCGTGGGCCGCTCAACATTGGCACCGGACACGGTACAAGCTTCCGCGAGCTGGGAGAAATGGTTGCCAAGGCGGAAGGGTACTTCCCGAAGTTTCAGTTTCTAACAGACAAGCCAGAGGGCGTAAACTGGCGCGTAGCAGACATTTCCTCTATGCTAAAGGTATACACACCGAAAGTCGATCTTGAGACTGGAATCAAGCGAGCACTAAACGCAAGGAGGTAACTTGAGCGACACAAAGGACCACCAGCTCACCGCAATCCCAGATCTTTTTGTAGAGGGATCGTTTGAGTCCGAGTTTCAAAGGATCTACTCAGAGGCGTTCTCTCTCTTGGTTGAGAAGCAGCGCCGGTACGGAGACGCAAACATTCAGCACCTGGGGCTGTACGGCGTGATTGGCCGCATCTCCTTCGACAAGGTTTCTCGCGCCCTGAAGTTTATGAATGGCAGGGTGATTGACGGGAAGGTTGTTCTTAGCGACATGGACTACAGCACCGAGGAGTCGCTTGAGGATACCCTGCTCGACATTGCAAACTACGCCTTGATTGCCGTTGCGCTCCGGCGCGGGCTCTGGGGCAGGCCACTTGAAGAAAGCTTGCTTGCGGAGGACCGTTAGTGTCGTTGCGCGAGTCTGTGGTGATGACGTACCGTCAGCTCGAAGACGAACTTGAAAAGATGTACCCGGGCTTTAATCGAGGCGAAGCGGCCAAGAAGCTAGCTGAAGAGATGGGCGGGTACAGTCACCGGACAATCGCAGCTTACGTCTACGGGCACCGCAGGATTGTGCCTCAGTTCATTTCCAGGTTTGTTGACTTCTATTGCCTAAAGAGCGGCAAAGATAGCAGTGAGCTTCTGCAGAAGTTAGCAATTACCGAAAGCCCAACGAGAGCAAAGCGTGTCGTTCTTGCAGAAAGCAAGATGGTCACCAGGATGCAAAAGGCTGTAGATATGATGTGCCTAAACTGCGCCGGAGCAACAATTGAAGAGGGCGGATTCTGCTGGGACAGCGGCTGCCCACTTGTTGAGTTTACCCAATACCCGCCAAAGCAGGAGGCCAAAGGTGAATAGGGATGACCTCTGGATCGTCCTAGAAAACGACCGAGAGCATAGCGTGGTATTCTGGGCAGTAATTGACCGGGTGCAACGAGTTGTGCTCGGCCAAGGCCTTTCAAATCAGACGGATACTGCCGCAGAGCATGCGGAACAATTGGTCAATAAGCTGGTAGGGGGTGCCGAATGAGCAGCAAGATGCCAAAGCCAAAGAGTACTCCTAGCCCCTTGGCCGAGCGCGCAATCATGCTTGACCTTTCCGACGAGCTGGCAGAGTACTTGACTACGGTTTCCAAGAAGCTTGCGCCGGTTCTTGGCGGCAAGGACGCCGACTACGAAGGGTTTTGCTTTATCGCCAGGGATCGCAAGACGCAGAAGATTCGAGCCCACGTGTCAATGCACGTCCCAAACGACCGCGTTGCAACGACCTACAACGGCAGTGATGTGGAGGACCTTCAGCTTTTTGTATACGCTTGGGCGAACCACACCTTTATTAATAAGATGGTTCGTGCAAAGTGATTAGCAAGAACGCGAAAGCAGTTCTGGCCATTTTGCAGCGCTATCAAAACAGCTGGGTTGATGCCAAGCTGGTTCAGAACGAGCTTCCTGAGGGGGAGCGATTTGGTGCTCTGATTGCAGAGCTCAGGACTGCTGGTCATGTTATTGATCACCAGCAGAACGTAGACCCAAAGCGCAAGTCTTGGCAGTACAAGCTCGTTGTTGTAGATAAGAAAACGATCAGCGGGGGATGGATTTGTTCCCGCTGTGGCAGGATTGAGGCTAAGGATTCAGTCAGGTCCAATACGTTGTCAGAGCTACATGCTTCAACGTACTGTATTTCCTGCAAGAAAAGGCAGGTCTTTGTATTTAGGAGTTGAAAATGGCCTCAGTAACTGAAAAGATCGAAGGCGTTTTGTACGCCGACGGATGGGACGATTGCCTTATTGGACACGGAAACATCTTTCATGGATCTGACGGACAGCTTACGGTAGCAATTTATGACCGAGATAAGATGGTCAAGAAGATGGCTCAAGAGATTATTGAGCAGGAGCAGAGCATCGATCAGGATCAGGCAGAAGACTCTGACCCGTATCTTGAGGCTGACGAGTACATCTCGTTTAATGTTGAAGGTGCGTACTTTCAGCCGGGCATGCCGGTGTATGCAAGCTTAGGGGAAAACGCCGAACAGATCGAGGCGTAACCAATGCTTAACTTCATTATTGCGCTAGCGCTCATTATTGTCCCCTGCTCTCCGGCCCCAGAGTATTTTGCGCAAGCAGAAGACGACTGGGCCCGAGACCGCATCCTTGAGCCAGATAATTTTTGGCGTGGCGGCTACGTTCGTGACGGTTTTGTCTGGAGCGGTGCCGGTAAGGGTGCTGGAATCACGGTATACGTTGTAGATACTGGTATTGCCGACAACGGGCTTATTGAAAACCTTGCCCCTGGCTTTCATAGCTTTGGCAAGAACACCCTTGATTGCGCTAAGGGCCACGGAACTTCTGTGGCGTCTCTTATTGCCGGAGCCGGCTATGGCGTAGCCGAGGCTGCAACCATTGTTCCCGTGCGTGTGCTTAATTGCAGTGGAGGTGGCACGAGGGCGGCAATCCTGGCTGGACTTAAGTGGATTGCAACTAATGCAAGCCCAGACACCTCTGTTGTAAATATTAGTTTTGGCGGAAAGGCTGACAAGGCAGTAGACAAGGCCGTAGAGGCCATTAGCGACCTTGGGATTCCAGTAATCATTGCCGCCGGCAACTATGGAGCAAACGCTGCTAAGTATTCACCATCCCGAATGGGCTGTGGCGACGGACTGATGGTTGCGGTAGCCGCAAGCACGTGGCTGGATCTTCCGTGGACTAAGTCAAACTACGGAGATTGCGTCTGGCTGTATGCCCCGGGCGCCAACGTATTGGCCATGGGCCCAACCGACGAGAGGTTGGTAAGCGGAACGTCGTTCTCAGCTCCGTATGTGTCGGGGGCAATTGCAGCCTACGCAGCAGAAAACGGTGTCACTACCGAAGAGGCATTGAATATGGTGATGGAGGCGACTTCTAGCAGCATGACCATTGCCCAGAGGCTCAAGACCACCAAGGCTTTGCTGCAAATGTTCTCAGGGGATGAGTTTGCCCCGGATCTTTGCACGGATGATTGGTGGATGTGCTAGTAGCGCTTAGCTGCAGTGAAGTAAAAGCCGTCTCCGCCAAGATCGGCTGCGTACACTAGCGCATCAACAACGTCGTCGTGTGACCCGTTTGGGAATGCAAGCAGCTGCATCTCAAGGTCATCAATGCCAGGGGCGTTGTTTACGTGGAAGACCTTACCGGCCTCATACCTTGCCGCAAGAGCCCTGGAGCGCGTGACCTTATCTCGGTCCGGGCGAATCGGCCTTGCCGGCAGGGTTGTGGTGGACAAGATCTCTCGAACGAACGTACTCTGATGTTGAACGGCCTCAATGTTGACCGACTCAAAGAAGCGAGCATCGTCGAGCTCCGGGTCAAGCCCCTTGAGGCCAACGAGTCGTTGTGGCCATAGTGCGCGGGGCCCAGAGTCGTAGTCAAGGTTTCCCTGGCCGTCAATGCCGGTCAACCAAGCCCTGTGCCCTTCCTGCAACCGAGACTTCCAGCTGCCGATGATGTAAATGTTGTGCTGGTCGTCTACCACAATCTCCACAGCAGCGGTGTAGTCGCTTCTCTGGGAGGCTGAGGATGCAAGGTCTACGCCTAGGCGGCGTGATCCTTCTGGGACCTTGTCGACACGCTGAAAGTTTTCATACCTAAAGATGTTGCCGCCCATTGAGGTAACATCGTTTTGGAACTGCAACATAAAGATTGGCGTGCCAAGCTCCATCTTCTTTTGCTCCATGTCGGCAACGGTGTACATTTCCGGCCAGAGAACAGCGTCTTCCTCGAGCGCTCGTCGCTGATAGTGCGGCACGTTCTTCTTAATAAGCTCGGCGTAAAAGTCATCTTCGTGCCAGCGCGTGCCGATGTACCAACGCTTTGCCTTGGGCACAAGCATGGGGTCGACAACCTGCCAATACGTTTCACTTGCCTTCTGGCGCTGAACAGCAGTAGCGTTTTCCTTCATGCCCACCATGTCGTCCGCAAAAAGAATGTCAAGTCGAGCTCCGGGCTTAATAGAGCCAAGTCCGTCGGCAAAGCACGTTGAGTCCTTGCCCAGGTTTGCCCCCTTCACTGTCCACACTTCGTCGGTCCACTTGGAGCCAATAACGCCTTCTTGCGCCCAGGGAAAAACTTCGGCAAAGTACGGGGACTCAATGATGACCTTAATTGCCCTAGATCGTGCCAGGGCGTCAGACATGACTGCGGTAAGAACGCCAATGCGCACCTTGCCCTTTGTTACGCCAACCATGCGGGCGGCGCGATGAATCAACTGCGTAGTCTTAGCGTGGCCACGGGGCATGAGCACCAGTCCGCGCTCGTTCTCGTCAAGAAACTGCTCCATCTCGCGCAGATGCCTTGGAAAGACCAGCCCGCTAACATACTCAGCAAAGGCAGCGTCGGAAGTTTGGGCTTTGACCCTAAGCCACTCCCGGTAGTTGTTATTGACCGTCGCTGTCATCTTCTGTGGCCGTCCCTTCAATTATCTTGAGGCTGTCCGTAACTTCGCTTGCCCACATTTGCAGCCTTTTTGCAAGCTCTGCTGGGGGAAGGTTGTCAATCTCGTGAACGGTGTTGATCTGAATGGCCACGTTTGTCTGCCCTGGCCTGGAAGATGTTTCTGGGGCATAGGCACCCGTAAGTTTGGCAAGTCGATCAACCACTTCAAGCTGCAGCTTAAGGAAAGTTGCCTCCTCCTTTGAGCCACGGGCGCGGGCGGCTCCTCCGGCGGCCATTTTGCCAATAAGGTTTGCCCGCTGGATTAGCTCAATCCGGCTAGAAGCAGCGTCCGGACCTTCCTCAGACCATTGTTTTCTGATAGCATAGATATGTTTCCGGACAGTTTCGGGCGAAAGGTCTACGGCAGTGGCGATTTCCGGCATCGGAACCCCCTGCAGGTGCAGGCCTTTAATCTTTTCTCGAAGTACGCCCAGTTGTTCAGCGCCAACGCGCCCACGCTTTGCCATAGTTGTAGTATACCAAAGGAAATCTGCATGATCAGTATCTGCGACACCTGCGAGATTTCTAATGAACGTACATGCAGGCTATGTAAAACTACGTTTAAACGCTGTCAAAACCATGCAGCGGAGCCCGAACTTTGCTATCCTTGCGACACGGCTTCTGAGCTTGTAGTGCTGCAATGCGCCAACTGTGGAGCAAGAATGCAAGAGTTTAAGTGCAAGCTTATTTGTGAATGTGGCTATTTTGCCTCCTGTTCCGACTATTATTGAGGTGGCTATGCATCGAGTTCCGATTGACGGCGGGGACCTACAGCGTATGCTGGCACGCGACTACCCGCAATTTAAGTCTATTAAGGACGCCTGCGCGGCTGCTGGGCCGGTATTTGGCCTAACCGCAGAGACAATGCGGTGCTACGCCTCCTCAGGCGTGCCAAGACGCAGTAAAGCATATAACAAGATCCGTGCCCGCCTCATGCAAATGGAGCAAGAAGAGGCAACGGCCATGCTTGGGGTGCAGGTTGCCAATAAGAAATTGCTGGAAGCTATTGACAACCAGGTCAAGGCGTTCGAAAATGCAGTTGAAAACCTCAAAAGGCTGCGGTCTGGCCTTACCGGCTAATCCGGTTATCGTGTAACAATAGGATATACCATGGCAAGTTCTGTGTACGACATCACCGCTGAACAGGGAGCAAACTACAACGCTACGCTGACCTATAGGGACAGCTCAAACGTGCTGATTAACATTACTGGCTATACCGCCAGGATGCAGGTGCGGAAGACCCTTGGCTCTGAAACTCCGTATTTGTCGCTGACTAATGCCTCTGGCATCACGCTTGGTGGGGCTGCTGGAACGGTTGCGATTGCCATCTCTGCCGCGACGCTTGCCTCGGTACCGGCAGGCAATTACGTTTACGATCTTGAGCTTATCTCTGGAGCCGGTGTCGTTGTCAGGCTTATCTCCGGAGACTTTATTGTCACCGGAGAAGTAACGAGATGAGCCCAGACGTCGACGTAGTAGACATAAATTTAACGATTACAGCGGCTACAGATAATACTGTTACCGTATCTCCGTCAACAAATTCAATTACGGCCAACCAGACAACCAATAGCGTCACGGTAGGAACCCTTGGGCTGCAGGGACCAAAAGGCGATGATGGCTTTGTTGGATCAGACGGCCCACAGGGCCCGCAGGGCCCACAGGGCGCACAGGGCGCAACCGGACCGCAAGGTCCGCAGGGAACCGGAGCTTCTCACACCACCTATACGCACAGCCAAAACACTGCCTCGTCTACCTGGAGCGTTACGCACAATTTGAATTGTTTTCCGTCTGTCATGGTTGTAGATTCAGCTGGTAGTGTCGTTTACGGCAACATTGAGTATCTTGACAGCAACAGCCTGCGGCTTACGTTCGTTGCCGCCTTTGGCGGTAAGGCATACCTAAACTAAGGGGGAAGCATGAAGTTCTTAACCAATCTTGACCTTCAGAAAAATGAGCTGCAGAACGCCACGCTACAGAACCTTGCCACCGACCCGGCATCGCCAGTTCAGGGTCAGATTTATTACAACACCGTCTCTGACGCCATCAAGGTTTATGACGGAGCTGCGTGGGTCACGCTTGCAACTGGCGGTGGCACCGTTACCTCTGTAACCGCCTCCAGCCCGCTCGCCTCTTCCGGCGGCAATACGCCAAACATTACTATCCAGGACGGCACGACCAGCCAAAAGGGTGCCGTACAGCTTGAAAACTCCACCTCCAGCACCTCAACGACTACGGCCGCTGTCCCAGCGTCCGTCAAGTCTGCTTACGACCTGGCCGCAAGCAAGGCAAGCACCTCAAACAAGCTAGGTGATTTTGCGGCAACCTCTTCTGCCGAGCTTGCTGGCGTTATCTCTGACGAGACCGGCACAGGCGCTCTGGTGTTTGCCAACAGCCCAACGCTTGTTACTCCCGCACTTGGGACGCCATCAAGCGCCACCCTTACAAATGCAAGCGGCCTTCCGATCAGCACGGGCGTCTCTGGCCTGGGAACTGGTGTTGCAGATTTCCTTGCAACCCCATCGTCTGCAAATCTTGCCAGCGCTGTAACGGGAGAAACCGGAAGCGGCGCCCTAGTCTTTGCCAATACGCCAACACTTAACGGCGCAACCATCACTGCCACAGGGCAGACGCCGACAATTCACGGTATCTACCTTCCAGAAACGCACGGAATTTATTTCGAAGGAACAACGGCTAACGACTTCGAAACGTTCCTTAATGTTGTTGATCCAACTGCCGACAGGTCAATTAACCTTCCAGATGCTTCTGG